ATATGAGGTTCCGTATTAATTTTTAAAAATACTTCGTTTGATTTTGATATAACAAGATTTGCTGTCGTATCAATCACGTAGATCCATTCATCTACAGATATTTATTACATGTTGTCAAATTGATATTCTAAAATAAGTTTGTAGAAATTATCTCTCATTGCTTTCAGATCTTCTTGTTCTTCTGGGTCTCCCCCAGACCATTTTTCTACTGCTTGAGAGAGACCTAGATGAATGAGTTTAATTCCTTTAATATTCAGTTCAATTGACCAATACTCATCTTCCATTATCCTAAACCTGCATTGAATCTCAGAAACTCTATCGCATTTTTGATTTGATAGGTTCTGTTACTTATCTGTTTAAGTATACTCTCAATATAAACCAGCATTGTATCATAATAGTCAATTTTCAGCGAAACTCCTGAGAGTTTATCATCTGCGTCCAGATACTTTTGCATAGTGTCTTTATCCCTAATTTTTTTGGGAAATGGATTTTCCACATAGACATCAGGGTCTGCTTTCCCACTAAAATATTCATATCGTTCGTGTCGAATATTCTTTCTTTGTTGTTCTGCTTTCTTTCTCATTAGAAAGATAGTGTTGTACATTTCAAAGTACTTCGCATGGAGAGAGGGAATGTTTGTAGATTCTGTATGAAGATTGTCCATGTCAATCTTAGAATCTTTTTCCCATGTCTCCTGAAGTTTTTCAAGGTCAATCATAAAGGTCTACTGTTCATATCGGTGATTGTATAGATAGCATACTTGAAACTCACGTCTGCTGTAAAGTACTCTTGATCCGTTTGTGTGGCATCAAAAGTCATTGTTGATAAAGAATAAGGAAAAAGATTCCTAAAGAAAATTTGAAACTTGGGAATTAAATTACTAGAAAGAATGCTAAGAGTTCCATCAGAATAAACATTATCCTGATCCTTTACATATCTTCCAAATATTTCTGCCTGTGCTTCTAATTCTTCAAATTCACTCAACCTATCTGGATAACCAAGTCCACGAATCCATTTTTGGATTTCCATATAGTTTCCAAGATCTTCATCAACCAAAAATCTAAGATTTAAATCTCCAAATTCAATTTTATCTCCAGGAACAGGAAGATCTTTTAAATATGTCGATTGTGTAGCTACACCAAATGTAAGGTCAGGTATATTTGCTTGATTGCAAAAAAACGCAACTTGGGGCGATCTGCGTAAAGCAAATCTAAACCCATTAGGACTTAAAAAATTCCTGTTTTCAATTTGACGAGAAGAACTTATCTCATTATATTTTTGCGTTGACATTTGTTATTACTCGCTTACAACAGTGAATCCAGTAAAACCACCATTAGTTCCATCAGTGTTTTCTGTTATGGATGTTGGGTCAGAGTCGTAAACTTTTCTGTCTGTGTAAGTCTCTGTCCATCTTCTATTGCCAGCGTAATAAACATCTGTTCCTTTTAACACACTTGGTTTTTTGATGTGAAATGCCATTTCTTGAAAAGACAATATTGACTATTTATGGGCATAAAAAAAGGAGACCCGAAGGTCTCCTTGATTAACTCTTGTGAGTATGGATCACATGAGGTTCTTGACGGTAACTCTTCTGTAGTAGCGGTTGCTGTTAACAGTGAGTACGCCTGCGCCAGGGTTGGTGCCTTCAGCGAATGGGTTAGCGACCATGCCGTAGCGGGTCTTAAAGCCAATCTTGGGCTGGAAGGTGTTCTCTCCAACGGCACGAACCATCTGGAGGGGAACATATGGGCAATAGAACAGACCTGCGTCATAAGGTGAAGTACCCTTATAACCAACAACGTAGTACTGGTTAGCAGCACTGTTTGCAGCATAAGGATCGATGTATACGCGATACTTACCTTGCAGAACACCAGCGAAGGTGTTGCCACTGTCATCAACGTTAAGGTTAGCGTTGAGTGCAGGGGTGTAATCGAGGACACCAGCCATGGTCAGTGCAGAAGCAACGTCTGCAGAGCACATGATGATGTTGCCCTTTCCTCTACGAGTGCGCTGTGCGATTGCGTTAGCGTCTCTCTCGATTTGGAACAGAAGACCCTTGAACTTCTCAACAGACCAGCGACCGTTGGAGTCGATGTCGAGGTCAAACTCACCAGCGGTAGCGGTGTTGACTTGAGCACCAGACTCAGCAGTCTTATAGATGGTTCTGATGACTTCGCGGTTGATTTCAGCGAGGATCTCAGTTGACAGAATGTTTGCCAACTCAGCCTCAGCATTCAGACCGTGAATTGCCTTGAGGTCTTGTGCCAGTTCCAAGGAGTACTCAGCTTTGAGTGCTCTGGACTTAGCGGTTACAGTGACTTTCTCAATCGAGAATGCCATCTGGTTGAACGCATCATCAGCAGTACCCAGGTCCTCAGACTGTTGGGTAGTCATGCCCTGACCAACGTTGTAAGCACGTTGGGTAGCATCGGTGGAAGGATTCAGAGCACCAGGGTTGGTTCCTGCCTGTGAGGTAGTACCCATACCGACGTTAGAACCAGTGAAGTCAAATGCTTCGTTCTGACCAGAGAATGCGGTATCTACTTCATCGTAGAAGGTTTCTGCGCCTTGCTGGTTGTTGTACTTAGAACGCATCGCGAAGATGAGTCCAGTAGGACCAGACATAGGCTGAACGCCAGCCAGGTCATATGCGACCAGGTTAGGCATGGAGCGTCTGATCAGAGAGATCAGTACGGGGTCGAAACCAGCGACAGGTGATGCACCAGCACCAGAGAAACCAGCGTTGCCGGTTCCAGCAGGGTCGGTGTTGACGTTGGGTTGCTCAGTCAGGAAGGATCCAGACTGTGCGAATGCTTGTTGTTCGCGGAGGAACTTTTCTTGGTTTTCCAGCAGGGTTGCGGTTACTGCTCTCTTATGTGAATCTCCGATTTTGTCGAGACCCTCATGGTTGAGGAGAGGTGCCCACTTTTCCTGCAGATGCTCGGATTGGAACATTTGCTTTAACGGGTAATGTTTACGTTTGATTTAATATTGAATTCAGATTATTTGCTAAGGGTGGAACCCAAAGCTCTCATGTATGCGTCCATAGAACCTGTGTAAGAAACAGGTGCTTCAACGCCTTCCGAGAGGGTTTCAGTCTTAGCGGGTGTAGAAACATTCTTCTGAGTGAAGTATGACTCCTTCAGTGTTTCTAACTTGTCACGATATTGTTCTTCACTTTCAAACTCTACACTTTCGGCAAGTGATGCAAGCTTCTCTTTCTGGGTCTGTGCAAGACCTTCAGAAACATCATTGAGAATTCCTTCTGCAGCAGACTCAGAGAGTCTAGCGTTCAGAGTGATGTTCTTCTCAATCTGCTCGTTGAGTTTTGTCTCCATATCATCAAGTTTTTCTACCATGCTCTCAAATACATTATATTTCTCTTCAGGGATTGATACATAATGTTCTTCAAAAAGACTCTTCATTCCAGTCAGGAATGATTCGCTCATATCGGTCTTAAGACCTGCTTCAACTGCGAGTTGGTTTTCAGTAAACCACTCGTCAGAAACATACTCAAGATAAGAATCAACACGCTCAGCGAGTGACTCTTTAGCAGAAGCAACTTCTTCTACGAACTTCTCTTCGTATGCTGCTTCCAGTTGCTCTTTGATTTGTGCAACCTTTGCATTGATTGCAGACTCAAAGATAGTTCTTGCTTTTTCTTGGAATTCTTCGGAGAGTTCCTCACCAGCAAGCAGTGCGTTGACATCTTCTTCGATGTCATACTCAGAAACAGTAACTTCTTCTTCAGAAACAACTTCTTCTTCAGTAGTTTCTTCTTCAGCAACTACTTCGTCGGTGATCTCTTCTTCTTCCTTCATGCCTGCGGGCATAGGATCTGCTGATTTAGCACCCTTATTGACAACATCCCTAACTTGCTTGAGAGTTCCGCCTGGTGTGCTCAGCTTTGCAGAATCGTCATCGGGCTTATAGTTATCGGGGGTAGGACCACCGAGATCTTCGACGTTTCCAAGTTGAGTACCTGGATCTGCCATCGTAGGCATTGGGTCAGCAGCTGCTGCTCCAGAATTGACAGCAGTTTTGGATTGCTGTGTCTTTACTTCCATTTCTTGTAAATCTCCACGAGACATTTGAACTCTCCGTTATTGCCGGGTATTAAAAACTATATTTATTTATAAAATTAAAGATTAGAAAGGAAGTTATTCCATAACTCCAACTTATGTTCTTCTAATCTTCTCTGGTCTACAAGTGTATTGATTTGTTTTTTGGTTTGCTCTGCATACTTTTCACGCAGAATTCCACCGTCCCAAATCCACTCTTTTCCTTCCATAATTCCTTCAACAAATGCATCAGGAGCAGAAGGATCAGCAACGATATCAGCAGCAGTTGCTAACATGAAGTCGTCACCAACAATATTGCATCCTTCTTTTGTCATTTTGAGAGATCCAATACCGCGAGAAGAAACGCCGAGTTTTACTCCTTCTTCTACAAGATTTGCGGCAATCTTACCCATTGGAGTTCCAAGGATTTTTGCCTTACCAATAAAGTTATCGCCACTCTCTCTTAATGAGACAATCTTATGGGATACTCTATCGAGGTTAACAGTTGGACCATCGGGGTGACCCAACTCGCCAAGTGCTCTACCAGCATTGACATGTGCATCATTGTAACGGGAAACTTCTCTACGAAGAGTCTCCATAGGATACATACGACCATTACGGTTTTTAATGTTTCCCTGAAGAAATACGCCTTCAATATACAGGGATTTCTTGCCAGACTTGGTAGTCTCTACAAGAAACTTGACTGATTCGACTTCTTCTCTGATAAGTTTCATGATTGAATTAACCTGTTACTTGAACTTGTTGGCAATGAACAGAACCTGTTCCAGTTCTTGCTTCTGCGGCAATCTTTATTGATTTTCTCAATTCTGCTCTAGATGTTGATAACAAAGATGCTGGATTTCCAGATGATGAATCATTAGCAACAATGATTCTAGTGCTATAATAACCACCAACATTAGCAGTGTTATTTACTAATGTCACTTCTTTATGAGTAAAATCATAAGAAGATTGTCCAGTTACAGTTAAAGAAACGTAGTCTCCAACAGAGAATGGGGATGAAAATCCTTCTGGAAAATCAATAATCGTAGTAGCGCCTGTAGTAATACCAGAAACAGGTGAAGCAAGAGGAATTCCTAATGAAATCTGTTCTGGTTCTCCAACAGTAACTAAAAAGTTTGTTGGACCTGCATCTGGTTCAGTTCCAATAGCAACATAAGCATCATTACTAATAGCAATGATTCTAATCGTGTCAGTTCTTTGACTAAAAGCACTTGACTTCGCAGAAGAAGCACTAGTTGCTATTGTAAAGGCTGCGCCTACTGGATTAAGTGACATTATTCCCTAAAGTTCATTTATAAGTTATTTATAATTACTCTTCACCTTCTGCAGGTTGCTCTTCTTCTGGTTGCCCATTAAAGAGTGCATTTCCAACAGATGAACGGTAATTATCTACTCTTTCAGCAGTTTTTGAATAGAGAAGATCTTTAATTTTATCGCTGATTTGTGACGGTGATTCGTCAGTAATCATCATGTCTAAGAGTTCGTCCATGTTTCCCATGTTACAAAGATAAAGTTATTTATATCTCACCACCCTTGGGTAGTTCAATAGGTTCAGCAGCAGAAGCATCAATCTCAGGTTCCATCACTGGTGCTCCAAGGTCCATTCCTGATGCATCTGCCCCTGCATCTGGTGGTAGAGGTTGACCATCTGGACCGATAGTTACTGGATCGGGAATAACTCCTGCTGCGATTTCTGCTTCAATTAACTTATCTTGCTCAAGAATTTCAATGTCAGTTTGACGCAAAATCTTGCGACGAACATAGTCCTGAGAATAGTATTTACCAACATAAGGTTCTGCAGTTGCTACCAGTGACAGTCTTTCATTCATCAGTTCTGCTTCTTTCAGTTCTGAAAAATGATTGTCATAAAGGAAGTCATACTGAATGTGCTCACTCATAGACTCCCAATCTTCTGGAGTAATAACGTTCTTAAGAAGTAATTGAGTTCTCAACATATCATTAAACATGTTAGAGAATCTCTTTCTCAAACGACCAACAAACTTAGTAAACTTCAGTTCGTCTCTTAAAATCTCAGAAGATCTCCCCAAGTTAAACCCACCTTCTCCATCCATTCTTGATGGTGGAACATTAAGGGACCTGTATAATTTCTTTTTAAAGTATTCAATATCAGTGATTTCACCCAAGTTTTGTCCGCCAGGGAGAGTGGTGATTTCGGTTCCTCTTCCACCTTCACGCCTGGGAAGCCAGAAGTCCTCAAGCATTGCCATGTACTTTTTGTCATCACGAATCTCTCCAGTGTTTGCATCATATACGAGTTTGTTACGATATCGCATCATAACATCACGCAAATATTGTTCTGCTTTTTGCTTAGGAAGATTACCAACATCAATGTAGAAAATTCTACGTTCTGGTGCTCTTGATAGTCTATAGATTACAAGACTATCCTCAATCATTCTTAGTTGATTGAGTGATTTAATTGCTTTGTGTAGATATGAAAGAGTTGATCCCTTATTTCTATCAACTAATCCAGATGTGCAATATGTAATTGCATCTCTTGCAATTTTAATTCCTTGATTTGAACTGGACTGCATAGGGTTTCCACCATATGAAGTCTTAGGATTATAAATGAAATACTCTTCAATCTCTGGGAAATCATAATCCATAGGATTAGGATCTCTAGTATTAACTAATTGATTATTTCTACCATCATTTGGTTTTTTCTTTTGTTGACGAACATAACGCATTTTCATCGCGTCAATATATCTCAACTCTTGAATACCTTCTTCAGGTTTCTTTAAGTCAATAATTTTATGGTAATAAATTCTACCGTCAATATACCAATTGCGGTAAATCTCATGTGCCTTTTTATCAAAATCCAATAAATCTAAAATATACTTAAACCTGTCTCTTATACACATCTGACGCTGCCGACGATCTACTCTGTGTAGATCTCGGTGGTCGCCGTA